CGGCCCTTGCTAACCAGGTAGACGCGGATCTCTGTGGACTCTATGTCGATATTCCTAAACAGATCTATGAAACAACCGGATTCGTCACCCCGCATACGTTTATGATCCTGGGCCGGGCGATGCAAGCCATGGATGAAGAGGCAGTTCCCCCGGATGATAGGGTGATCGTCTTTAATCCTGCGGCACATTGGTCCTTTGCCAATGCCCTTAGCAACTGGAATTTCAAAGAGGGTGGCGAGCAGGCCCTTCGCAAAGGCTTCCTTGGAAGGATTGCCAATGCCGAGATTTTCATGGACCAGAATATCAAGGCCCATACCGTGGGCACCTGGGCCACGGATTCGGCGGCTATGTCATCTGCAGCTCGATTCGTCGTTCATTCGACCGCTGATAGTGGGGCAGGCGGCGGTTTGCCTACCGGGAACGCCGTTGGCGTATCCCAGAACCAGATGATCATGATGGACGGGTTCAACCAGGGGACTGCTGTGGTAGCCCTCCAAGGCGGAGACACTTTTACCATAGCTGGCTGCTATGCGGTCAATCCTATGTCCGGGGAATCTACCGGAACACTTCGCTCGTTTGTGGTCACAACTGATATCTATGGCATTACCGCAAGCGCGCTCAACGACCGGGCAAGTGTCTACTTCTACCCCGATATGATTCACACGGGGCCGTATAAGACCGTCGACACCATTCCCCAACTGGAAGCAGCCGTTCAGATCATGGGAGTACCAGGAGAGCCCTACCCCCAAAACCTCGCATTCCACAAGAATGCGTTTGCTCTGGCCATGGTTCCGCTCGAAAAGCCTGACGGCGTTTGGGGTGCTACGGAATCTGAAGAGGGCTTTTCAATCCGCGCAGTCAAGGACTATGATATCGATGGGGATATCGAGACCATCAGGCTTGACATCCTTTACGGAATCAAAACCATATACCCCGACCTCGCCGTTAGAATCATGGGAGCTCAGGGTTAGATATAAACCTTAAACGATGATGGGGGCCTCCGGGCCCCCTTCCGAGGTAACATGAATCATAGATCTTTCAACACAGAGCAAGTTATGAAAACCCCCAAAGTATTTAGCGTTGTGCTGGGGGTGATGCTCTTACTTGTTGGCTGTGTGACGACCTCCGGCCCCCCCCAGAGAATCGAGCTGGTGGTGAGGGCCGGTGATAGAGTGGTAGAGGTAGCGGAGGAAGGCGACGGGATTCATCGATCGATGACTATCCCCAATCAAGAGGGCAGCCTTTCCAGTATGTCGTTTACATGTAAGGACGAGGCCTTTATCAAACTATTTTCCACCTTGACCGTAGGCGATGTTTCAAGCCTATGGAACGATATCTGTGTACTGGACAAAACGACTGAAATCCGCAAGATCAACCTGTTTATTAATTCCCCCGGTGGCGACGCCTTTAGTGGGTTGGCCCTGGCAGACCAGATTAAACGAGCGCAGGGCAAAGGTTTTTATGTGAGTGCCCATGCCTCAGGCATCGTTGCCAGCGCCGCCGTGCCTGTTTTTGCAGTATGCAACCAACGCCTTGCAGCCCCCGGGACTATCTTCATGGTTCATGAAACCTCAATCTGGAAATGGCCGGGACGGGAAACATCTTCGGACATACGCTCACAAAATGAGTTGATGGATTTAATCAGGGAGCGGTATCTCGATACATTGGCCCAGCATTCTAAGCGCACGTTTGACGAGTGGGCGGATATGGAGCGCAAAACTACATGGTTCAGTGCAGAGCAGGCAAAGAGTTATGGGCTTGTGGATAGGATAGAATAGAAGAAAATTTCTAAAGTACATGAGCAATAGACCCAAAACATTTAAAGCGATATTCAGGGGAGTGCAGGGCGAGGGAATGAATATGCCCTATTTTCCACGTTATCCTCTATGGCTCTATAAAGACGGGGTTGACCCGTTATTGGTAAAGGATACCTGCGAAGAGGACGCGGCACGTCAAGATGGCTTTGATTCTATTACCGCCGGCATCCTGGCCAATAAACACCTGATAAATTGGTTTTGGGATCTTGAGGATATGAGCGCGAGGCAGTTAAAAATATACGCTCAAGAGGAATACGGTGTTGACCTTCCTGTTGAAGCAGGTCAGGAAAAGCTCTTTAAAGCGGTTTGTGAGCTCACGCGCCACGCTCCGCAAAACCGAAACAGGCTTGTTTTAATGGCGCACACAATTAAAATGAATTATGACGCAACCCTGGCAGAGATAGAACGGATGTTAAAGCCGGGTGCGCTCGGTGTCGAATCAGAAACAGAAACCTTTGAGGTGTGGGCATGATAGAGAGCGTTGGATACACGGATGACGGTCTAGTATGGATGAACGTCAAGTTTGATTACCAGGGGCAAAAGGCAACGCTTAATATTTCGATGGGTCAAGAACATGCAAGGGAAATAGCGGAATCCCTAGTCAAAGCTGCTAATGAGGCACCCCATATAATCGAATCAAAGGACATAAAAAATGAGCGAAAGCGCGAACACATTGGTAAGGGCGGCCCTAAGAGTAATAGGGGCAGTCCCGGCGGGTGAGACGCCGACTGCGGCAGAGAGTCAAGATGCCTTCCATGCTCTCAAGCTAATGTTGCGTAACTGGTCTGCAAGAAATATCCGGCTATATTTCACTACTTTGCGATCTGTCGTCCTTGACGGATCTGCGAGCTATTCTATAGGGTCTGGTGGCGACATAGACGTTGCAAGACCTTCTTCTATCGCTGGGGCACAGGCCGCGGATTATTCAATAAATATTGTGGGCTTTGCAAAATATCAGCAATTAAAGCTGTCAGGAGTGGGCGGGCCATTAAGCGTTATCTGGTACAACCCTTCGTTTCCTCTTGGATATATCTACCCATGGCCTCTTACCAGCGAGACAATTACCCTTGATTTAATGATTCCACTCTCTGAGCCTGCAAACATAAATGCTGATGTTGCATTTCCTACTGAATATGATGAAGCGATAAAATACAACCTCGCTATCAGGATAGCACCGGAGTATGGGAAAGAACCGTCACCGACAATTTATGCACTGGCGAAAAGCACTCTATCGGCTATCGAATCTAAAAACTTCTCTGAACAAACAGAGGCTGTAGACCTTGAAATAATGAAACTTGCAAATAATCGATATGACATAGATCAGGGCTAACCATGGAGATTCCCTTCGTAGGTGGAGCATATTTAGGAAGGTCGAGCAATATCAACGCTCAAGTATGCCAAAATTTCTATGTTGAGGTTGACAAACAGGGTGGAAAAACGCCCGCCGCACTGGTCCCTACTCCGGGAATGCTTCTTTGGTGTGAGACTGGTACTGTCGCTGAAGTGAGGGGGCTCCGCTCCTGGAAAGACTATCTTTACGCTGTCGTCGGGTCGAAGCTCTATAAAATAAACAAGGCAGGCACCGCAACGGATATAGGAAACCTCCGCACCGATGAAGGAAAGGTATGGATCGAGGGCGGCACCACTCATCTATGCTTAACGGACGGCAGGTATGGCTATTACCGCACAGAAAGCGCCACAGCGCTTGAAATGATCACAGATGAGAATTTTCCTAATCCGTCAAGTCTATCCTATCAGGACGGCTTCTTTATCGTAACTGAGGCTGGTACTGACGCTTTTTTCATATCGTCGGTTGAAAACGCGAGCGAATGGGACGGCCTGGATTTTTCCAGCGCTGAAGACACCCCGGATGATGCTCTAGCGGCTTTCAGCTATCATCGTGAGTTATGGGTATTTGGAGTGGAAACCACGGAAGTTTTTTACAATTCAGGAGATGCCAGTTTTCCCTTTTCCAGAGTGGCCGGTGGCGTGTTCGGTGTTGGTGTTGCCTCTGCTGATTCTATAGTAGCGGGGCATGAGGGATTTTTCCTGCTTGATAATAAGTTTCAAGTAAGATTGATCGCGGGTTATGAGGGTCGAGTGATCTCCACTCCTCAAGTGGAGTACCATATACAAAGCTATGCCGATAAGAGCGACGCGGTAGGCTACTCTTATACTCAAGAGGGGCATGCCTTTTATGTGCTCACTTTTCCGAGTGCAAATAAAACGTGGGTTTTTGACGCTATCACTGGCCTATGGCATACCAGGTCAAGCGACATGACCGAGGGCAGGCACCGCTCTAATTGCGCTGAGTGGTTCGACGGAAAAACATTAGTCGGTGACTGGAATAATGGAAACATTTACCAGCTTGATTTGAATACCTTTAAAGACGGCACAAATGCGATCATTAGAAAGCGGGCAGCTCAGTCAATCCATAAAGACAGAAAAAGGGCTTTTCATTCACGGTTTGAAATAGAATTTGAAGCGGGGACCGGCTTGATAACCGGACAGGGATCAGATCCGCAAGCCATGTTACAGTGGTCAGATGATGGCGGGCACACCTGGGGAAATGAGCATTGGACCACAATTGGAAAGATAGGGGAATACAAAAACCGGGCAGTATGGCGTCGTCTTGGATCTTCCCGCGAGCGAATCTATAGGGTATCTCTTTCCGATCCTGTGAAAGCGGTAATCATCGGGGCTCACCTTGAGGCAGAATTAGAAAATGCGTAAACAAACCATAGTTCCGGTACGCGCAAACGTGATTGACAAAAATGGGAACCTGTCCGTGCAATGGCGGAACTGGTTTCAGCAGGTCGGTGTGTCACTGGACAAAAGGCGCAAGGTGCCGGATCTCGAATATGCAGAAGATAAAACCCTGACAACCGATGATTACGGGAAAACCATTACCTTCGACTGTACGGATGCTGAAAGGGTGTGCACCTTAATGACTACCCGGCAGCAAGACGTTCATGGGTGGATTACCATAGTCAGGCGGGGCACAAATAGATTGACCATAATTCCAGACAATTCGGCAGGGATCGAGTACGGTACTCCGGGCGGAAGGCTTTGGAATAACGAGGCTAAACGGTTCGCGGCAAACGTGACGCTGCAGCTCGTTAGCATTACCCAATGGGGCATAACTGGTGCAACTGGTGTTTGGAATGTTAGATAAAAAACCTTTAACTAAGAAGAGAGGGCAAAAATGTTACGATATCAAGGTAAGTCGGTTATGGAGTATTTCAAACTCCGAAAAATCGCAAAACAGGTTAGGGCTGGCATCCTTCCTAAAGACATTGATCGGGATGTTATTTTCGAAGCGCTGAAACTCACAAGGCCAAGAAACGCGGTCGAGATGTTCGGGTTTCTGTCTGCAAAGATAGAACGTCAGGATGGCTCACCGGCTACGGATCTCGGGCTTGTCAGTGTTCAAAAGGTAACGACTGCCTTCGCAAAGCGCCTTGTCGATGCTATGGCCACGTCAGGAGATGTTCTTGACGATTTCAACCAGCATAAGCAAGGGGCCGGGTCTACCGCTGAAGCCTCCGGGGATACCGCTCTCGTCACTCCACAAGCCGGGGCGCAAGGTGTCACTGGCGGGGCTGCTGTGACTCATGGAGCGACTTCAAATATTTATCGCACCATCGGAACCATTACGGCAGGGAGTGCCTATGGAATCAGAGAGCATGGAGTCTTTAACGCCTCCACGGGTGGGATACTGCTTGATAGGTCAATCGTTAC